AAGCATGGATGGATAAGAATAGGGTAGAAGTTCAAGAAATAAATTGCGACGACTTTGTATTTGGTAAAATATTACAGGGTGATAAGTCTGATAATATTCCATCTGTTATCACATGGACTAAAGCAGCTTCTAATGGTAAAATTAGAAATTATTCTCTTACCGAAAAACACTGTGTAAAAATACTAGATCAATATAAAAAAGAAGAAGGCGAATTTACAATAGAACATTTTTTCAATAGAGGACAAGTAAATAAACTTGTAGATATTATTTATAGGGTTGTTGGTAAATCTGATCCTAAAGAAATTAGAATCAGATTTAATCAAAATCTAGATCTAGTTCTATTACACTATCATACTATTCCTCTTGCAATTCAAAAGGATATCTATAAGAATATAGAAGCAGATAGAAATATTCTACCAGAATTTACTAACATTACACAAATGGAAAAAATTCTAGAAGGAACAGATTGGATGGCGAAAAAATCACAAGGAGCTCCAAAAAAATATGATGCATTCGCAACGTTGAAAGACGATAGTAGTAAAGAAAGACCTTCTACTAAGAAATTAAACGAACTTTTTTAAAAACTTACTTTAAGTTTAAGGTATAATTTATATGCTAGACGAAACAAAATTATTTGATTTTGTAAAGATTATGTTTACAAAACCTAATCAATACAAGAATGTAAAGAACTTTAATAAGAAGAGACATCACTTCATGATTAACAGATTTTTTGCTATTAAATATCCATCAAACGCACAGTTATTTAATGTGAATGGAATTAATGGTAATGCTGTTATCGATAGCTGGCACATGGTATCTTCAAGATTTAGATCAGTTCCAGGATGGATATACACTAAAACTAAGAAGGCAACACCAAAGCCTAAAAAATCAAAAAAAGAATATATACCTAAAGAAGAAACAATCAAATTCTTTTTACAAAGACATGAGATTGGAATGAGAGAATTCAATGATCTTAAAAAATTTAATCCTATTGAATTAAACGAAAGTTTATTGAAATTAGAAAATACAATGCAGGTATATTAATATGATTAGCTATTACGACTTTAATGAAGTGGTAACAGTCGTTGACACCACTCTATTCAAATATAATTACATTGATAATAAAATTATCACACTGATAAAAAATCAATTAGATTATAGGGTTGTTAATGATGGATCTCTTTTAATTAGCAAAGATCAGCTAGATTTATTTCTAAAGAAAAATTTCCAAAACGATATTAATAGAATAAACGCAACGGGCTTTGAACAATTTCATAAGGAAGCTACTACTGTTTATTTTTTACATAAAATAATAAACGATTTTTTAAATCTAGAATACGTTAAAATAACAATTAATAAAAATAAATCCTACAGTAGACTATCCGAAATAGACGGTGTCAAAACCCTTAGATTTAACTTTAAAGTTTTAGCAGGAACTTTTAAATTATACGATATCTTTCAACAAAAGGAAGACCTTGATGAAATAAACAATACTTTGATTTCCTTGGGTCTAATGAAGAAGAACGTTCCGTATGCTAGACACTATGCTTCTCACATATTTAATGCATTAGATTCTTTTGTAAGATCTAGAGAAGGATCGGATGGAAAAGAATTTGATACAGCCCTTGATCTCATGGATTGTATAGAATCAAAAATCCAGGATGATAATCCTAAGATATTATTAATCACTGATTACTAGCTTTCTTTAACGAATATATAGTCAAAAGATACTAGAAATTAAATGGTAACAGGATATACTGCAAACGAATACGGAGATCAGCTAATAGCATCATTACAGGATCCTTTTCAGAATGTAATTAAGATTACTAACTGGGAAATTATAGCAGGCTTAACAACACCACAAACAAAGGGAAAGGTAATTGTTACAGCCGGCTCTACTACACTACAGGGTATGGGTACAGATTTTACTTATCTTTCCAATGCAGATGAAATTGTATTAGGTAACAAAATATTTCAAGTTCAGAGCGTTACAAATCCTTACCATCTAGAACTAACAACTCCTCCTAATTTTTCTACACAACCTTCGGGTATAGATTATTTTTTAGTTCCAAATCAAAGTAATAAATTTGATTATGAATTTAGATGGTCACAGACGGGAGGTTCTTTTTCTGAATTTGCAGAATTAAATAAAACTTCAAACATTGGAGATTTATTTAATTTAGATTTTAATGGAAGTCTTCCCCTTTATCTAGATTTAAAGGCTGAAGTTTCTGCTCTCTCAGGAGGAAACGCACTTTCCCTTATATCTATAACATACACGACTGAAACGACTGAAGGAATTGTAGAAGCGTGTCCTAACTTTTGTGTAGAATGTTTAGATCCATTTGCAATGGACGGATGCGCTAACATTATTGTAGAAGAATGTAACGATAATTTATTCAATCCATATAATCTAAGTAAGTCAACCAAGTTTATTAAGCAGATTTCAGGATTAGTAAATAACATATTTGGACACGAAGTTAATTATTTTAGAACTGAACCAGATATGAGGACAGAAGATGTTACTCTGATGGAATATAGTTTACATAATGTAGTAGATAATCAAACTATTAAGATTTTAGTTCCTGGAAATGAATTTCCAGAAGAAAGTATTACGTTTGATATATTTGGAATGGATTTCGCAGACTTTGAAATTCACATTACACAAGAAGAATTCGATAGAGCATTTGGCGAAAGAGATTCTGATGGAAATCTTATAAAAAGCAGATATCCTAGATCTAAAGACTATATGTATATTCCTATTATTAATAGAATGTACGAAGTTCATACTATAGCATTGGCCGATGAATTTAATAAAACTAATTCATATTGGAGAGTAATGCTTAAGAAGTATCAAGAAAGAACTTCAGTATCTAAAAATGAATTTGATGCAGCTACCGACGTACTAACAACGGGTGTAGAAGAGATTTTTGGAGAAAGACAGCGAGAAGAGCAAGAAAAGGACACAAATCCTCAACAATTTAAAACTGTAATTTCAGCATATAAAGACGGAATCAGAAAATTCTATAATAAAGCACTAGAAATCATAGATTTTGATCTTAAAAATAGATGGACTGTTGTTAGTAAGAATTATTATGATTTAACTAAGATTGCAGAAAATGAAATAGCAATTGAATATGAAGAGAACTCTAGCCTTGAAACGGGTAAAAATATTGCATTTTCTGCATGGTTTAATCCTAGATTTTCTAGTGGAACAGGAGACCATTTTGTTATAGGAGATTCTACCGCACTAACAGGATTTAAAACATACATCAACGATACGGAATTCAAAGTTATGGTAAATGGAAATACTACTACATTTAATCATGGCCTTAATCTATCTCAAAAATGGTATGGTTTTGTTTTAAATATTAGTAATGAATTTTCATCAATAAGTCTTAGCATATATACGATTAATGATGCAGGCCTTCCACAGGCTTCTTCTGGTAAATTATTAGAAGAATTTAATGAAGTAAAATCGTTGAATGAAGTATGGAATTCAAACAGTAAATTCCAATTAAGAGGAAATGGAATGTATATGACAAATATTAGAATATTCGATCAAATGATAGAAGAGGAACAAAGATCTAATATATTAAATCAATACATAGTTAGAGACAATCAATTGTCAAGGGTGATAGATAATGCAATACCGAGTATAGGTTTTCAGAAGTTTAAGCACACCAAGTAATTAGGATAAATATCCTATAAAACTAAAACTTATGTCAGAAGAAAAGAAATCAATAAAAGATCAGGCCGAAGATATTAGAAAAGAGCTTGATGAACTTATTGGCGAAAGTGTAGATATAACTGAAACCACGGACACAGATCCTGGGTTTCTTCCTATTCAACCTAAAGAAGTTCTACCTTCGTTTGGAGAATTAAAAAATAGATCTACTAAAACAGCTAAAAAAACAATAACTGCCCTTATGAAATTTTATCTTGCAGAAGATATTATTGAAAAGGACGAATATATTGCAGCTAAGAAAAAGATGGATGAAATGACAATGTCATCTCTCGTTTATCAATTACAGGCCGGTGAAAGAGCCCTTACAACTCTATTAGAAACTATAGAAGATGGAGAACTAGCACCAAGAATGTTTGAAGTTCTTGCAACTCTACAAAAGTCAATGTTAGATATTATTAAATCTCAAACAATGTATTTAATGGCAACTGAGGAAAGTGCTAAAAGAATTTCTAGAGATATAGAGATTTACAAAAAGAGGGATGATGTTAGAGAAATAGAAGAATCAGGAGGTTCCACTGGTGATTCTGCGGTTCAAAGAGGAACTAAAGACCTTATGAGAATGATTCGCTCCGGTATTAATGATTCTGAGGTCGAAGATATTGAAGATGTAGAACCTAACGAAGAATAATAATGAGTGATTACGTAGGAGATAATATGTGGATTCCGAAAGGAGACAAAAACGATCCTGGTCAAAAGCTAGTATGGTCAACTAAGAATGTTAATGACCTTTTAGTAGCACTAGATAAAGGATATCGTCCACAGGTTTCTATGCCATTTTATGAAGGTAAGCAGTTCTTACGTAAAGGTAATATTGTATTTGAATATACTGAAGAAGAAATCGCAGAGTTAGCTAAATGCGCAAATGACATTGTTTATTTTGCAGAAAAATACGCAGTAGTAATGACGGATGAGGGTATTCAACAAGTAAAGCTTAGGGAATATCAGAAAGAATTATTACATGATTTTCAAAACGAAAGATTTAATATTGTTCTTGCTTCTAGACAAATGGGTAAAACCGTAACAGCTTCTATTTTTAACGCATGGTATCTGACCTTTAATTACGATAAGACAACTTTATTATTAGCTAATAAATCTGACTCAACGAAAGAAATTATAGATAAAGCAAAGGTAGTTATTGAAAACCTTCCTTTCTTTATGAAGCCCGGGATTATTAAATATGACGTAATGAACGTGCGTTCTGATAATGGATGTAGATTAGTTGGACAATCAACTACAGCAAAATCAGGTATCGGTTTTACAATTCACAACCTATATTTAGATGAGTTTGCTCACGTTCATCCAACAATAGTAAATTCATTCTATGAAAACGTATATCCAACGCTCTCAGCTTCAAAGGTATCGAGAATTAACATCACTTCAACTCCAAATGGTTTTAATAAGTTCTATGAAATATACGCAGCTGCCGAAAGAGGAGATAATGAATATAAAGCTACGAGGATCGATTGGTGGCAACACCCTGACAGAAATGATGAGTGGTATAAAAGAGAACTTGGAAATTTAGGTTCTGAAGAAGCGTTCAATAGACAATATGGAAATGAATTCGTAAGTTCTTCTAATCTATTATTAAGCCCAATGGTTATGAAAACCATGAGAAAGAATTCACATGAATTTGTATGGCATGATTTAGAAGATTTTGAAAATATACAAATAGACACTAAAGGATTCCTAGGATTTCATAAAGATTTTGATCCTGAAGAAGCAAGGGACTCTCAGCGATTCTTTTTGTTTTCAGTAGACATTGCAGAGGGCAACGGAGGTGATTACTCGGTAATTAATGTTTTTGAAGTAGAACCAATGGAAGATAAAGATATAATTGATTCTGTGACACCTGGCGCAATGTATGATTTTTTTAGATTAAATCAAGTTGCAGTGTTTAGGTCTAACGAACATGTAATTGAAGATTTTGCAAAAGTATTATATACGCTAGGTGTTGAAATATTTAATCCTGAGAATATTAAGATGATTATAGAATTTAATACGTACGGTTCTATTCTATTAAAATATCTACAAACAGTTTATCCTTCTAGAAATGAATTTGAAGACGAGATGGTTTTAAGATTTAAACATAGACACGATTCAAGAGCATTAAAGCCAGGTATAAAATTAAAAGCCGATAATAAATCTGTATTTTGTCAAAACTTTAAAAAATTAATTGAAAATAATAGAATAAAAATTAATGACACAGAGACAGTAAACGAAGCTAGTTTATTTGGTAGTCTTAGAAATGGTAGTTATGGTGCACAAATGGGAAATGATGATATAATTATGACCGGAATTACTGCTACGGAATTTTTTGGAACTACAGACTATGCAGACTACATCGAAGAACTTTTAGATTTTATAGACAAAGAAAAGTACGAATTAATGGAAAAAATACTATATCAGCAAAATGATTCAGCAGGAGATATGCAATATGATATTTATGACCTGATATAGAGTAAAATCCAAAATTACACGGATATATAGATTAAATAAAAAAATAAAATTAAATAACTATGGCACTAAGTCCTCAATTATTACAATTCAAGAGTTCAGGCGTTTACAGATTAGAATTTGATAAATCTCAAACAGCTAACATTGACGTATCTACTCTTAGACTGGTTGTTGGTCACTCAAGAAAAGGACCTTATAATACACCAGTATTAATCGAAAACGTTGAAGCTTTCATTCAAGTGTATGGAAACATTGACAAGTCGTTAGAGAAAAAAGGAATGTTCTTTCATAGATCAGCACAGGCTGCTCTTTCAAGAGGTCCTATCTTAGCTCTTAACCTTGCAGGTTTTGATTCAAATGATTTAGCTTCAGCTATACAAGTTTCAACGAACGGATCTTACTCTACTGAAGCAGTGATGGAAAGACCAGCTGGAAATACATGGGTAGCAGGAGAAGCTATTCCTGGTACTGGATCACCTGAACAGGCTCCATTAGCAACTTCTATTTCAGATGCGGCACCAGCTACACTTTCATTAGACGGTTTAACTTTAACATTAACAGGTGTAGATTTAACATCTAGCCTACCAAATTCTTTCTTTTTACTTTCAGATGCAGGTAGCGAACCTCATATCGCAGCAAGTGCTCAATTTGACGGTAACGATACTGTGATTACAGCGGCATCTGTTATTAATTCAAATCATGCAGGTCCTGCAACAAGCTTTAATATTTATGATATGGCATCGACTATTCCTGAAGTATTACCAGATACATACTCAGAAGCTGATGTAACTGCAGACCATACTGTTGCAACATATCCTGAATTAGGTCATCAAACTGGAGACTATTCTTATGCTAGTTTCTTTGACACTGACAAATTTATGATTCCTTCTGATGAAAAGTTATTACAAACTTTAAATGCAGGTCCAGATTATACTGATCCTAATCAAGTATTAAACTTCGTAAACATCAAACAAACACCTATCACAGTTTTCTCAAGAAAAGCTCAAGATACTGCAGGATTTGATATTACTGCAAGAGAATGGTATGGTGAAGGAAATGTTCCAGCATATTTAAATGACAAAGATTTAATGTCAGATTACATGATAGATGTATTTGTATTCAAAGGTTCTTTTGATGCAGCTGCAATGGATACGGACCCAGTTTACGGATATTACTTTGATAGTAAAGGTTTAAGAAAAGATTTATTAGAACAATTTGCAAACTTAAGACAAGTTGAAATGATAGGTTCTTATACTGGTTCTATGCTTCCAGGTTTTAAAGACTTAGAAGGAAGAAACATGTATGTTGAAACAATGATTAACGCTGAAGCTAGAAGAACAGGTTTATTCTGTGCAATCGATGAAATTTCAGTAACTGATGAATCAGCTGAAACTCCAATTGATTTAGTTGGACACACTTTTGATGAAGGTGCACAAGATCAAGTAGTATTATCATACGATATTGAAAACAGATCTCACGCAGTAGATATGACAGATGTTGTATATTCTGCAAATGGAACAGATGCAGTCTTTACATATAGTGGAGCTGGTAGCTTTTCACCTGAATTCAAAAAAGGAAACTACTTTAGAAGTGGAGACAGATTAGTTTTAATTTCTCAAGTAATTAGATCTACTTCAGGCGCAGACACGGTTTACACTGTTAAATTAACTGAAGCTGCTCCAGAGCTATTTAACGGATTCTATGTAGAATCTTTAGAAGATGCAGCAGTATCATACACTCCATTCGTATTAAATGGCGCTGTGATTGAAGGAGAAACTATCAATTCATGTTTAGAAGCAATAAAAGTAGGAACAGGTTTAGCTACAGGTTTAGTAGATAAAGATGCAATCGACTTTAGATATATTGTTGATACATTCGCTTCTTTCGATGGACAACTAAGAAACAAAATACAGTTATCTCAGTTAGCAAAAGAAAGACAAAATGCGTCAGCTATCTTAAATGCTCCAATGATAAAGGACTTTAAAGCTTCGACTGACCCTTCATTTACTTCTTCTTTTGATGGATCATTCCAAACTTCATTTATTCCAGATGGAGGTAATTTAGATAAAAACCCAACATCACTATACACATTACCAAGTATCGCAGATGGTGCAAATTATGCATTCTACTACGGACCTGGTCTTATTGTAAGAGAAAATGGAAAAGACGTAATGGTTCCACCAGCTGCGTATGTATCTAATAACTACATAGACAAATACACGGATGCTTTACCATGGTCAATCGTTGCTGGTCCAAGAAGAGGTGTTGTTGCTGGAACTAATGTTGCAGGAGCTGAATATTCTTTTGATAAATCAGACAGAGACATTCTAGAGCCATTCGGATATAACCCAATAGTATTCCAAAGAGGAGTTGGTTTAACTATCTTAGGAAATAAAACTGCACAACAGTCTATTAAATCATCACTATCTTCAGCTCACGTTAGAGAAGTGTTAATTTACATTCAAGACGCAATGGCAGATATTCTTAAAGATTACGTATTTGAATTTAATAATGCACAAACTCGTTTAGAAATAAAAACTCTAGCGGATTCATTAATGGAATCTATTAGACAAGATGGTGGTGTTTATGACTTCAAAAACGTAATGGACCAATCAAATAACACAGGTGAAGTAATTGATAACAACATAGGTATCATAGATACATTTGTTGAACCAGTTAAAGGCTTAGAAATAGTTGTACATAGAACAACAATTCTAAATACTGGCGAAATTTCAACCGGAAACTTTAGTTAAAAAGATATATAATAAAAATAAAACATTAAAGACTTATGGCTTTACCACATTATTCACAAGATCAAACAAGCAAGGCGGGTAGACAGTTTGAACCAGTACAAGGAAACTTATTCGAGGTAACTATTTTACCTCCAGCTGGTGTAGCTGATGCGCCCTTACTACTTCAACACGTTAACACAGTTGGCGGGTTAGAATTATACAAAGAAGCAGGTACCGTCGAACAAAAATACAAGTTCTCAAAGAGATCTTATGCTGGTATGCCAGATGATACTTCACTTACAGTGTCTATCAATTTCTCTTTAAACTTAAATGACGCAAACCAGGCTTATTTATATAAAACACTAAGACAATGGTATAACTTAGCTTATAATCCACAAACTGGAGAAATGGGCTTAAAGAAAGATTATACTGGAACTATTGTAATCGTACAATTTAACAGAGCTGGAGACATTTTCAGAACTGTTACTCTTGAAGATTGCTGGATTTCTTCTGGTCTTCCATTCACTAACGACTTAAGTTACGAATCACCGGAAGCAGCAGCAATGGATGTATCATGGAGATGTGATACCTTCAAAGAAGTATTAGCTTAATTTATTAAAACTAGGACGGTCTATATTCGGCCGTCCTATTTTTATGAAACAAAAATATAATATATTGATATAATAATATGTCCAGTAAATTAACAAAGAAACTACAGGTTTTACTCTCAGAGGAAGAGGTATTCATAATTAATAGAATTATCTTGAATGAAGCAATTGAAAATGGAGAAAGGCCGGTTTCGGTTTCTGCGTTCATTAGAGACCTGATTAGACAAGAAATAGACAAGAAAAGCGATCTTCAAAAGAGTTGGGATCGAAATAGAATTAAACAACTCAAATCTAAATAACAATTAAATGAGCGACGAAAACAAAAACGAAGAAATTAATCTAGACGAGCAATATGAAAATATTGTAAAAGCTAGTGAAAATTCAGAAGTATCTACAGAAGAGCCTAAAAATTTAGGAAAAGTAGATATGTCAAGATTTCAACCGCAAGAAGCAAAAGAGGCAGATTTCCATTTAGGTTATCATCCTATTCCAGTAGACAGTTTACCGTCCGGTGGAATGTTCTATGCTCCTGATGTTGAAATATCTATTAGATCTGCTAAGGTTGCAGAAATTAGACACTTTTCAACAATGGATGAAACTAACATCTTAGACGTTGACGAAAAGCTAAATGCGATTGTAGAATCATGTTTAAGAATAACTTCTAAAAAGAAAAGACTTTCTTATAAAGATATTTTAGAAGAAGATAGATTTTTTATTATTTTAGCAATAAGAGATTTAACTTTTCCTGAGCCTGAAAATGGTTTAACTGTAAAATATCAAGATAAAAGAGGTGCTTCTCATGACGCAACAATTGATAAGAAATATTTTAAATACTTTACAATTCCAGAAGAATTAGACAAGTATTATGATCAAGATAAAAGAACCTTTATTATTGAAACAAAATCGTTTGGTAACATTGAAATGAGACCACCTACAATTGGACTTATGCAAAAGATTACCAAATATATTAGAGAAAAGCAAGAAAAAGGTTTACAGGCAGATCAATCTTTAATACAACTTATTCCATATCTTTATAGTGATTGGAGAGGTTTTGATGATAAATCAATCTTTAACTTTGAAGTTGAATTAAATGGATGGAACAATAGAAAATATGCGTTAGTTTATAAGCTAGCCGAGAAAATGAAAGTCGGTATACAACCTGAAATGGTAGTGCCGCACGAGGATGACGAGGTCCTCGTTCCGATTAGCTTTCGTGACGGCATCAAATCTATTTTCCTTGTTCAAGATATCGCTGGAGAACTTCTTTAAGGTTAAGTTTTATATCTATAAACACCTTTCGATTCAACCATCGGAACTTGAAGAAATGGAATATTATGAATTCCATTACATAGTTAAAGAACTTATAGAAATGATTAAGGCCGAAAATGAAGCCAACAAAGGACAAAATGAACAAACTGGCGAAATGATGAACAGTATGAAAATGCCAAAATTCGACATGCCAAAGTTCAGTATGCCTAAACTATAATTCTACAAAAGAGGTCCTTCACCGGACCTCTTTTTATTTAGATATATAGTAAAAGAAAATAACAATATATTGCGATGAAAAAAATCAAATCATATAATAATTTCGTAAACGAAGCTCTTATTACTGAAGTGGTAGATCCTATTACTTTAGCTTTTGCTATTGCAGGTGTAGGAATTGCATTTGGTCCTGAAATCATGAAAGCATACCGTTCTAGAAAAATTTCTAAAGCAGATATGAAAGATTTAAAGAAGATGCTATCTAAGGCTAAAGCTAAGGCAAAGAAATATGAAAGACAAGGTCTAGACCATGATGCAGCAGAAGCTCAATCAGAAGTAGATCATATTGAAGCACGAATTGAGGATTTAAATAGAGAAATGGATTCTCATGCCGGAGTTATTAAAGATTTTGAAAGGGATAGAAAAACACAAAAGGAGCTTGAACAAGAGCTTAGTGGTGTTGATCCTGAAGTTTTAAAAAGAGCCTTAAGAGACGCTAAGAAAGAAGCTTCGAAACTAAAATAAAAGGTCGCAATATTAAATGGCAAACCAAAACACCGATAAGGCGTTACTGGGATTCGCAATGAGTTCCAACTCGCTTCTTCAGAAGATAGAAGCAATAGAGAATCAAACCAAAGATACGTTATTTAGAATAGAAAGCGTAATGGTTAGTAGTTTCTCTGTTACGCAGGGTATTGCCGCAGGTCTTTCCGAAAACAATAAAATTCTAAAAGAAATAAAGGAAATAATTTCTAGAAAAAGTGAAGCTGAAAAGGCTAAATTTGGGGGTGGAGGTGGAATAAGTAAGCTCCTAGGATTAGGCGGATTTATAGCTCTCACCGGAATTGGTATGTTTGGTCTTGCAATGGCATTTCAAGAAGCAGGTAAAGTTACTCCACCTGCGATAGCATCAGGAGTTGCAATGTTTGTTGCCCTTGGAGTTATAGCGCGACTAATGGGTATGATAATAACAGATCCGGGCGGTGGAAGCATTTTTGGAAGTATTAAGGTGATGAGAACATTCACATTAACCATGGGAATGTCAATAGTAATGTTACTAGGTTTATCATATGCGCTACAGGCCATGGCTCCAGTTGGAGGAGATAAATTAATAACAGCCCTAGCATTAGGAGCGGTTATTTATATAATGGGACAAACCTTTGTTCAATTAATAAAGGCATGGGAGTTCTCAGGTATCATGAACTTTATGCTTAATAAGAATAACACTGATGATATTATGAGAGCAATGTCACTGATGTCACTTCAGATGATAGCATTAGCAATTGCAATGAAATTGATGCCATCTGGCCTTAAGCCACAGGATGCATTCAACTTCGTAATTATAGCAGCGGCAATGATACCATTATCAGTTGCATTAGTTGCAATGAGATTTGCTCTTCCAGCCATTGAAAAGATAAAGGTAAGCACTATTGCTAAAGCAGGTTTAGCAGTTGCGATGTTAGGATTGGCATTGGCTCCCGTCGCAATGGCAGCTAAATTAGTTGGTAAGGTAGGTATAACAGAAGCAGAAATACAAAGATTAGTAAATATTTCAATGGCACTTGCACCTTTAATCGCTATAATAGGTATCATGACAGCAATTATCAATTTTGCAAAAGAAGGTAGGGTTGGAAAAAACCAAGCGGGTCAAAATAATTCTCTACTTAAAATGGATAATTCCAGAAAGAGAAACCAAAAAATGAATATAAAAGGAGTCGGTATATTTGCCTTACAGGCTGTTGCTGTTTTAGCCGTATTGGCGTTAACTGCTGTAGCATTTAAATATGCAGCTCCAATGTTGGTGCAGGCTGCAGGTGTTGCAAGACAAATAGATACGATTGGAATCTTAAAATTTATGTTTACTATTGGAGGATTATTAATGATAGGTGGTCTTGTGATAGGAATGACAATGAAAATGCTAAAAGGTAAGCAAACATCTGAAAGAAGAGGGCTTGTACCTGGAATGGGAAGTAGTTCTCAAAAACCAGGTAAATTAGGTAAGAACGACTTAATAATGGCCGCAGTTCTATTACCATTAATTGCTATTTCTATGATAGGAGTTGCATATGTGTTTAAGTTACTTCCTTCATCTGTTAGCGATTTACCAGAAGGATTCTTAATGTTTTCAATTAAAGCAGGAATAGCTTTAATGATATTTGGAGCAGCGATGGCTATGACATTTAGTATAATGAGAGGAAAGAGTAAGGGACCTGGTTCTGGCATGTTTGGTTTAGGTGGAAAATCTAAGCCAGCTTCTTTAAGTTTTAAAGATGCTGCAATTGCCGCGATGATGATACCTTTAGTCGCGATAGGAGTATTAGCTACTGCATGGATATTTCAAGCATTACCTGGAACTTCAGCGGATATGGCCCCTGATGTAATGTGGGCATTAAAATCTGCAGTTGCAATAATGGTATTTGGTGGAACTCTTATGATTTTAGGTAAGCTAGCTAAGAATTTTAAAATTAAAGAAACTTTAAAAGTATTATTAGTAGTTGCTCTAGCAGCGCTATCCATTCTTATGGTAGCTTGGGCATTTACATTATTAGCTGGTGTTGAGTATGGAGATCCTCCTCCAGTAATGTGGTCTCTTGGAGTTGGCGTTGCATTATTCGTATTAGGTGGTGTAATTTTAGCCCTCGGTGCCATAGCAATGGCAGTAACACCCGTTGGAATTTTATTAGGTGCCCTTACGGTACTAGTCGGCGCAGCTGTATTGTATGCTGTTGCATGGATATTTACACAGATTGGTAAAATTGACGGTCTCAAAGAATCGGCACAGACAATTACCGATGTTTTATTTATGCCATTTAATGCAATGGTAGATTTATTTAAAAGATTTAAAGATGAGATAGGAATAGAAAACATGGGGCCACTTGCAGCTGGTATAGGTAAAATAGCACTTGCGTGGATAGGTCTTTCTATGGCACTTGCTGGTTCTGCAGCATCTGGATTATTTTCTAAGCTAGCAGGAGTTGGAGGTGCAATATTTGATGGTATAACATCCTTTCTAGGAGGAGAGGTGGAAATGACTCCGTCACAATTATTAAAATATTTAGTTAGAAACTCTGAAAAACTAGTAGTTACTGGAAATGCAATACAAATGGTATCAAAGGCATACACTAATGTAGCGCGTATGAGTGAGGCATTTATTGCTGGAATAGCTCCATTTGGAGACTTCGTAAACAGGTTGGGAAGTTATACAGGTACTCTTGCTAACGAAAATATGAAAGGTCTTTCTAAAGCCTATGGACAATATGCTAAAGCTAACAATTCCTTAGACATAACTAAGGTTGAAGCGACTACTAAAATGTTTAACGCATTAGCAGATCTTGCTAAAAATAACGGTGAAAACGCAATGAAGGTTCTTGCAGATAGTTTATTATCCGCGGTTGCTCAACTTGCAGATGCAGTTGCAGACTTAGATAAAGCAGTAGATAGACAAGGAGCAGCCACTTCAGGCGTTGGTGATGTAATCAGCGGAGCAATTGGCAAAATGAAAGAAATAGTTACTGGTAAAACTAAAGAAATAGAAGCTAATACACCAGGCGGAGGATCTACAATGGACGACGTTGTAGAAGCTATCGAAGCTCTTGAAGATACATTGACAGGTTCAGGTATTAAACTCAGACAGTCTTCATACTAACTGAAACATTTACATTTTACTTTATATAAATAATAGTTCTTTGACAACTATACTTTAAAAATAAAAATAAGTATATGGAAACAACTATTATTACATTCGGTTTGGGTGTGGTGCTAACGCTAATTGTTTTAGCGATAGTGTCATTGCTTAAGTCAAATAAAAAAATCAGTGAATTAGATTCGTTGGTTAATTACATTGAAAACGATCTACAACAAAGAATCGATGGAGTTGAAAGACTTATGGATGAATCATATCATGATTTAGACAGAAGATTAGATTCTAGAGTAGATAGAACTATTTCTCAATTTGAGAAAGAGATAGAAGAAATGGATTTAAGATTAGATAAAATTATTGATAGTTTTAATCTTCAAAAATCCTTAGAAAAGGAAAACATTCCTAATTAATTTAAATAAATAAACATTAACAAATAGTTGTTAAAGAATAGGAGAAGTGGCAGAGTGGTCGAATGCACTGGTCTTGAAAACCAGCGAACTTCACGGTTCCAGGGGTTCGAATCCCTTCTTCTCCGCAATTGGTCTGGTAGTTCAGTTGGTTAGAATACATGCCTGTCACGCATGGGGTCGCGAGTTCGAATCTCGTCCAGACCGCCACTCAAAGCACATGAAACATTGTGCTTTTAGGGGGTATAATTAATATAGAAAACAATTTAAAATGAGAAAAGTACACAGAGGTAGTCGAGGAATGATTGCTGGAGTATGTGATGGTTTAGGATATTACTTTGGAATTGATCCACTGATATTTAGACTTTTATTCACATTAGCATTCTTTACACCTACGATTCCAGCAATATTAATATACATTATATTTTGGATAGTAATACCAGCAAATAAAAAAACAAAAACAAATGACAAGAGCGGAAATAGTTCAAAAACTACTAGACGAAAATAAGATAACAGCAGCGGAAGCTGTCGTTCTTCTTACACCAGAGGATTCATACACTCGTCCTACAACTTATTTACCTTACCAACCACAACGAGGAACAGATCCTTATTGGTTTACAACTTCGACACATGATAACGCCTAACTACACCTTTAACGCAAAACTAATTAGAGTAGTAGACGGAGATACCGTATGGGCGCATGTAGATTTAGGATTTGACATTTGGAAAAAGGTAAACGTTAGATTACATGGAATTGATGCCCCTGAAACCAGAACAAGAGATCTTGAAGAGAAAAAGCAAGGATTAAAAACGAAAGAAAGGTTGATAGAACTTTTAGAAGAAAACAATAATGAATTCGTAATAGTCTCTAAAGAAGTAGATAAATATGGTAGAGCTCTTGGAGAACTTTACACTAAATACCATGATGTCCATGTTTCAGAAAATGAAACTAGACCAATATCAATTAGTTTAAACCAAGTTTTAATAAACGAAGGCTTAGCAGATCCATACAATGGAGGAAAAAGAAATTAAAATCATATAATTATTTAAATGAAAATTAATAAATTTAACATCGATGGTCTTATAGAGTTTAGACCAACTATTATTTATGACGAAAGAGGACAGTTTGTAGAAACTTATAAAGAATCTTTATTTAAACAACATGGCCTTTCTGAAAAATTCGTTCAGGATAATCAGTCTATTTCTAAAAAAGGAACTTTTAGAGGAATTCACCTACAAACAGGTAAAAGTGCACAGGGTAAATTAGTTAGAGTTACTAAGGGATCTGCTATTGATTTCGCAGTAGATTTAAGGCCAGGTTCTAAAACTTACGGAAAATTTGTCAATATTCTATTAACGTCAAATTCTGGAAATCAATTTTGGATTCCAGCAGGTTTTGGTCATGCGTTTCTAGCCCTTGAGGATGATACTATTTTTTCTTATAAATGTACTAAAGAATACGATAAAAGTTCAGAGGAGTGCATCTTATGGTCCGACAAAGACTTAGATTTAACTATTGATCCAGGTTTATTAATTCAACATGAAGTAGGTCATATTTTAGTTTCATCTAAGGATCAAGATGGAATATCACTCAAAGAATATACTGAAAAATATGCGCAGACTGTTTAAAAGAATTAAGAGAGTAATAGATTTCTTACCCATTATCTGGAAAGGATACGACTGGGATTATAGATACGCACTTGAATTATTTCAATATCAATTAAGTAGGACCGCGAATGAAATAGAAAAGAAGGGTTATCAAGCAAACAGAGAAAATACAGCTAACAGAATTAGGACAGCTGTGAAATTAATGGATAAAGTCTATGATGAAGCATTTGCACTAGAATATATTTCAAAAATTGAAGAAAAATATGGTAAATCTTATTTTGAATTTGAAGAGTTAGATAGGCTGGATAAAAACGGAGATCCATATTACGAAATGGTTGAAAAGTGGAAAATCGATTATACTAAAGATCAGTTGTCACTAATTGAACAGGAGAAAAATACAATGATGTGGGAAGCTAGAGCCAAACAGAAAAAAGCACATCGACTATTATGGAATTATATAGAGCATAATATTCAAAGATGGTGGGATTAAAATAATTTGAAAATAATTGCCTAAATATTTTTTTATCTCAGATATTTTGCTTATATTAGTATAGTAATAATGAATAAAGCAAAAAACATGTCACTTAATTTAAACGTAGAAAAAGCTTGGGTAACCTTCTTAAATGATGGTTGGGAAAGCGTTTGGCATCCAGTAACAGACGTTCTTGGAAACCATTTAGACTGGTCAGACGAAATCATGGACCATTGTAGAAAACAATTTAATAACTCTGACAATTGGGTTAGTTTTGGAATCGCTCCTACTTCTCAAATGTTAATTAAAAACTCAGTAAGAGATAACCTTTAAAAATATAAAAATGAAAACAGTAATTTTCGATTTAGATGGAACTCTCGCTCTTATCGACGATAGGAGAGCTATTTCCACAAAAGATAATGGTAAAATGGATTGGGACACTTTCTTCGATCCAGCAAACATTCAATTAGATAAACCGAATTGGCCAGTTATTCACATGGCACGACTTCTTAAAAAAGATGGACATCGTGTTGTAATTTTTAGTGGAAGATCTAAAGCTACTAAAGACGCAACGAAAGATTGGTTAAACGATCTTGATATTCCATTTGATGTTTTAAAGATGCGACCAACTGGCGGAGGTTTTAAGTTTATGAAAGATGATGTATTAAAGAAAAAGTGGCTTGATGATTTATTTCCAAATACAGACGATATTACATGTGTCTTTGATGATAGAGATAAAGTAGTTCAAATGTGGAGAGATAATGGCATCACATGCTTTCAAGTAGCTGATGGTAATTTTTAAAATAAAAGATATGAAATTCAAAGATTTAATATTTAAGAAACAAATGCACGGTGGCGTAGGTGCCACTGCAAAATTCAAAGACGTTACGGTGAGTATTCAAGCTGGTAAGTTTGTCTACAGCACTCCTCGAGAAGATGGTTTAGACTCTACGCAATATTCTTCATTTGAAGTAGCTATATTTAAAAATTCTGAGGATGACGCCTTTGTCACTGATAAGTTTTTAGATACTGAAGATCAAGTTGCTGGATGGACTTCTAAGAAAGATGTTGAAAAACTTTTACAAAAATTGAGATAATGGGAATAGAAGGATTATTTTTAACAATTTTCTTAGGAGCATTTGCATTCGTAATGGGATGGATGAAAGGATGTGAAGACGAGCAATCGAGAATTAGAGAAGCTTTCAGGTCAGAAGAATATGACTATGAAGGCTTCTTTAACGTTCTTGAAAAATATGAAGAGGAGAAGGAGGCCGCTAAGCAATGGGCTAGGTTTAATAAAAAAAGAAAAAAAAATCAAAAATAAACAGCCTAGAATTTTTTTATCTCAGAAATTTTGCTTATATTAGTAGAGTAATATTTAAAAAATCAAAATGAATAAACTACAATCACTTAAATGCGTTGAAGTAACTTCACAAACGCAAGCTGACAATGGAACTATTTGTTACCATGACCCTATCACAAATACTGACTATCTTTCTTATGAAAGTGGATATATTCGTAGAGCATACACGAGAAACTATTCTAATCGAGGAGGATATGGATGGTCTCATCGAACAATTTATCAGTTAAATCCTACTAGGAAATCAATCTATGAATACAGAGGAAGTTCATATCCTTGTACTGAAAGAATTATGATTGAAGATCCTAATGAGCGCATGGACAGACTTGCGAAAGCTGTTGTTAACTATAGAAAAACACTTAGTAAAAATGCGTAAACTAAAACAAACACTTAAGCAGATTGATAGCGTAGACATTGTCCTAACTACTGCACTTGGACTTTATATGATTCTACTTATTTCTAACCTTTTAAAAATGATAAACTAATGAGATATACTGTAACATTTGAAGTATACATTGATGCGGATAGCGATAAACATGCTCTTTCAAAGGGAGAGCTTATTGCGTCAAATCAAGAATCTAAGTATGGTCAATCATGGGATGTGACTGAAGTCCATGAAACTCCATTTGCTTCTTTAAATACAAGAAAAGTTGATATTCAGAAAATTAGAACTGAACAATTAATTAAATCTTTAGAAGAGGATCCATTACCATTTTAACATGATAACATACTTGACAATAGGATTTATTTACTCATTTATTATGCATCTCTTATGGGACTATAATAAAAGGAATGATGAAGATTTTAAAATTAAAAAATGGACCCTATGGGAGTCACTAGTTTTAACTGTAACATGGCCCATCTATTTAGGATATTTTATATGGTCTTTTATACATTCATTTTTTAATGATTCCGATGAATAAACTTTTTTTAAATTGACAGTATAACTTATAATGAAAGTAGACTTTTATACACAAATAGGCCAATTTCTAATTTTACCAACTGTTAAGATAACTTTTGATAAAACACTAAACGGATATTACGAATTAATATTCGCATGGGGAAGTTGGGGTATTTCAATCTCATTTTAAACTATGCCAGAATTAGCAGAACTTAAATTTACAGCAGATTACGTTAACACTGTTTCCGAAGGAATAAAATACGTTAATGTAGTCAAAAATCCAGAACATAAATGTGAAGATCTAGATATTCCATTTGATTTTTTTAAAATTAAAGCAGAATCCAAGGGCAAGGAAATGGTTTTAGTTATTCAGGATAATGATTCTGATAAATTTATTCCGATTAGGATGACAATGGGAATGAGCGGATATTTTAAAGTTACGAATACAGGGCAAGAGCCTAAACATTCTCATTTAAAATTTCATAGAAAAGATGGAACTACACTCTCCTTTGTAGATGTACGTAGATTTGGTAAATGGAAGCAAGGGTTGTGGTGGAATGATACACGAGGGGAGGATCCAACGACCTCCTTTGATTCTTTTTGGAAAGATATAATGACTAATCTAACGTCAAGGGCTTTCAAGAAACCACTCTATGAAGTCCTGATGAACCAAAAATATTTTAATGGAATAGGCAATTACCTAAGAGCAGAGATTATTTATAGAGCAGGTGACGTAGATCCTTTCTTACCAGCTGCATGGCAACTTGCCAAATATCCTAAAATCTTAGAACTTTGTCGAGATATTCCAATGTTGGCATACGCAAAGGGAGGAGGAAGTATTAGAGATTGGGATAATCCATTTGGACAAAATGCTGTTCAAGAAAAATTCATGCTTTGTTATGGAAACTCTAGTATGTCAAAAAGGAAAGATTCAAATGGAAGAACCTTTTGGTATGATCCAAAATGGGATAATGTTCCTACGAGTAGAGACGATTTAAAGGAATATTTACATGGCAATAGAAGCTAAGAAGTGGTTAGACGAAAACGAATGGCCAGATAATAATATAGACAGTGATGCATTTTCTCATTACACTAAAATGAGCAGTATCATGGAACAATACGCCAGAGAATATCATGCTAAGAAATTAGAAGAAGCTCGAAAAAAAGAAGTAACACAATTTAAAAAGTTCTTATGAAAAAACTAGAACGCATGCAAAACTTAATCGTCGTTGGACATCCTGACAAAAAATCATTTTGCTATAACGGAATTTTTAAAACAATCCAAGAATCTCTATTAGACAGCGATTACCTAAATGAAATACAGGTAATAGATTTATATAGAGATGATTTTTCTCAGCCAAGAAAAGATCTTATTAAAGAATATCAAGACGCTGTAACATGGGCAGATAGAATCTACTTCGTATCTCCTGTTTGGTGGTTTAGATTAACCCCTAGAATGGAAATATTCTTTGACGAAGTATTTACACCAGGATTTGCATATAAGTTTATTCCTCTTTTCGGAGCGTATGCATATCCAAAGCCATTCTTAAGTGACAAAAAGGTAAGGACATATATAACCCATGGAGCTCCTTCATTACCAGTAAGAACTCTTTATTTAAATTCAGTTAAACTACGCCTAGTGATGGGAGTATTTACATTTGTATTTGGATGGAATATTTCAAGATGGTTAAAGACAAAACAATTTTGGTCAGTTCCCTTTGTTAGCGATGCAAAAAGAAAGAAATATTTAGACAGAGTTAAAAAAGACATTAGGAGAGATCTTAAAAAACATCAAACAATACCTATGCAATATGAAAACATATAGGCCTACAAAAGAAATGAGAACCAATCCACTTTCCTTACAAGAAGGAGGATCTATAGTAACAGTAATTTATGATAATTACGTTGTTGAATTTACAAACATTAAAAATCCTATAACATATATTTCATCAATTAGATGTGCTAAGCAAGGTGATAATACTCTTAAAGGTTTTTTAATAAATGGCGAAGAATATGATATGGGTAAGAGTAAAATAAACAAAAACAAATAAATCAATATAATATTATATGAAAAACGTATTAATCACAGGAGGTGCCGGATTTGTTGGAAGCAATCTTATTAAGCACCTGAAGGAAGCATATCCAGAAATAAAAATAACATCTTTAGATAATTACTTCACAGGAAAAGAAGAAAACCACGTTCCTGGTGTAACTTATTATAGAGGACATACATGGGAAGCAGATTCTATCTTTGAAAAATTAACAGAAGAAGACTATTTCGACACTGTATTTCATTTTGGAGAATATAGTAGAATTGTTCAATCATTTGAGGATATTGATTTTGTTCACAGGTCTATTTTATCTGGAACACCCGTTATTTTAGAATTATGTAGAAAATGGAATTCAAAATTAATTTATTCTGCATCTTCTTCTAAATTCGGTAATAATGGTGAAGATGAAAATCTTTCTCCTTACGCTTGGATGAAGTCTAAGATGGTAGAATTAATTAAAAACTACAATACATGGTATGATTTACAATATGAAATCTGCTACTTCTTTAACGTATATGGTCCTGGTCAAATTATGTCAGGTGACTATGCAACAGTAGTGGGTATCTTTGAAAGACAATTTAAAGCGGGTCAAAAATGTACAGTAGTTTCTCCTGGAAATCAAAGTAGAGATTTTACTCACGTAGAAGACGTAGTAAGAGCACTGGGCATAGCAGCTCAAAGAAAAGATAATCATGAATGGCACTTAAGAAGTGGTGTAAATACTACAATGATTGATTTAGCAGAAATGTATGGTGATTGGGAAATGATTCCTGAAAGAAGAGGTGAAAGGTTTACAAGTGAAGACTTTCCATCTGACACTGAAGAAAAATTGGGATGGACTCCTAAATGGAAATTAGAAGATTGGGTAAAATTAGTAACAGCTCAAGAAGAAATTAATGCATAAAAGAAGTAAATTAGTATTAGTAGGTAAAGCAGCTGCGGGTAAAGATTATTTAAGAACTCGTTATGAAAATAGAGGATTTGTATTTGGAGTTTCATATACTACTCGTCCACCAAGAAAAAAGGCAAATGAGAAGGAAGGAATAGATTATTATTTCGTAAATGAAGAATCCTTTGAGAAAATGATCGAAGAAGACAAGTTTGTGGAATATCAAAAATTTAATGGATGGTATTATGGAATTACTAAAGAAGAATTCGAAAGATGCGATATTATGATTTTAAACGCAGAAGCCATTGAACTATTAAGCGAAGAATATAGAAACAGATGTTTTGTAACATATATAGATATTCCAATCGAAGTAAGAAGGTCTAGAATCATTGAAAGAAATGATCCAGATGATAATTTTGAGAGAAGAATTCAAGCAGATGAAGAACAATTTAGAAACTTTTTGGATTTTGATTGTAGAATAACTAACCATAACTTTTAAAAATAAAATAAATAAATAATAAAATGGCAGATTTAAAGATGAACTTATCACAATTAGAATCTAAGAAAGAAGAACTCGTTAAAGAAATTGAAGTTACTTCTAAAGAAATGTCTAATAAAACCTACGATATTGATTTTGTAACTAATTCAAATATCAATAAGACATTATCTCACCTAGATAAAAACTATAAATGGACAATAAAGAATGCAGCCCTTGTAATTAATCTTTACGAAGAATTAAAGGCAGAAAAAACAAGAATTTCTAAGGAAGGTTCTGATGCAGTAGTTTCTTTAAAAACAGTTCCATTAAACACACTATATTCAGCATTAACAACACTCGAAGGAACTGGAGTTGGTCAAGCAAAAGCATTCACAACTCTTTTAACTCAGGTTGGTAATAATATTAGTGAAGCAATGAAAAATATGCAAGATGCTAATAAAGAAATACAATCTCTTCATGTTTCTTTAGCTGAAGTAGAATCTAAAATTGAAGAGATGAATGTAGAAACAGTAACACCAGATGAAGTTAGCAAGTAAATCTAAAAATAGACTAGAACTTCTTGATGTAATTCAAGAGGGTGTAAATGTCGAAGATACTTCCTTATCTATCGATAAAATCAAACAAAATTCCTATCCTTCTCTTTTAGAAAGTGTTAGTAGATGGGTAGCAGATAAAAAGGGTTTTAGTGGAGGTCTTGCAAAAGAAAAGGCCAAAACAATGATTAAGTTTGAAAGTAGTAAAACAACAGGTGCAAGAAACATGCATTTTATGGGAACTTCTAATAAACCAACACTCACAGTTGATAGTGCAGGTATAAAGGTTGCCATTGAATTTGTAAAAGGAAGCAGAGGATCTGATCTTAGAGAAGCAATAGGCCAGTCTATGATTTATTCAACTGCGTATGACTTCGTACTATGCGTATTCATAGACGGAACAGAAGATGGAAGAATTAAAGGAGGATCTACTTCAATTACAGAGCACTATTTTTTAAACAACCTTTGGGATAATTTTAACGTTAAATTTACATTAGTGTAAATATGCAAATATTCGTAACATCGAACCAACAGTTCGGAAGACCTGGGGCTATCAAAAAATACGATAGACCCTTTTCGTCTCTTGAAGAGATGGATAAAACTTTAATAGAAAACTGGAATTTAACAGTTTCTGAAAATGACGTAGTATATGTCCTTGGTAATTTTGGATGGGATCCAACTACGGTTGAAAAATGTATAAATTCTTTAAATGGACATATTTATTTTATAGAAGGAGAATTTGATAAAGCCACTGTTGACGTAAGTATGCTCCCGAACGCAGAAAATAAAATTGAAGAAATAGGTCAAATTGATTTTATCGGAGAATTTGATACATGTTTAACATATTGGCCTTTATCTATCTGGCCAGGAAAGTACTTATTGACTGGACATCCTTCTAATAGAATAAAGACGAGCCCTTCTAAGAAAATTATAAATGTCTCATGTGACAAATGGTCATATAAACCGGTTAACATAAAATCTATCATAGGACTATTTGAAGAAAATAATTCTGAAAAAAATGAAAAAAAGTCTGCATAAATTTTTTTATCTCAGATATTTTGCTTATATTAGCCTAGTAATAATTAATTAAAAACCTAAAAACATAATCTATGGCAAGTTACAAACAACTTACGGACAATTTCCTACAAACAAAATCAGATCAAGACTTCGCGAAACTATATAATAAAATCAAACCCGGCCTAACTTCTTATATTTACAAAATAGTTAAAGATTCAGAAATGGCAGAAGATATTGCTGTGAATACTTTAACTAAAATGTGGACTAAAATCGAACAATATAACCCTAGCTATGGAATTACAACTTGGCTATATCGCATTGCTTTTAATGATTCTTTAGGTTACATTAAGAAAAGAAACCAAACTACTTCTCTTAGTAAACTTGCAGAATATGGCGTAGAAGTAAATGAATCTGGCGCAATGTCAAGTAGTATTAAAGATCTTGTAAATGAATATGAAGAAATGACAGAACAAGATTATTTAGAAGAAGATAATGCCCTTCAAGAAAAATATAAAAAGACGCTCGATGCAATGCAAAACTTAA